TAAATTTGCTTCGTTGATCCCGGAATTGAACATAAATATATCGGGTATAAACGTTGGGTCGGTATTTATCTTATATTCAACCTCCGTTACCATGCTGTTTGGTTGTCCCAATACCTCCTCGGCAATTCCACTTGCACCACTCCAAACGTCATTGCCGGGAACAATTGGATACGTTGCGCCCGCAATACCGTATATTTTGTAATCCATGCCGAAATAATCGCATAAGTCTTGGAACCAAATACCGTAATGTTGGGTTGCATTTGACGAACCAAATACGGCGGCTTTCTTACCCTCCAAATTGATATTCTGAACGTCGACTTTTTCGGCAATCTGTTTTACTAATTCGGTATCCTGTGCCGGGTTGTAAACCTCGTTTCCGAAATACATTAACGTTGGGGTTCCTACAACTTCAATGCTGATTGTATCGGCGTTATCCGTCATACCGGGGCGGCGGGTAACAATAACCGCATATCGGGCGTTTGCCGGAACTTGCGCCGAAAATTCGTTTGCATATTGCGTATAACTGCCAACTACAACGCCAACACTTTGTTTGGTATCGTAAAATGCAATTGCGCACGATACCAATTTGCCGTTACCTTTCATTGTAATTAATTGCTTTCCGGCAACGGGGATATAATCCGTAACGTCCCGTTGGGGGTCGGGATTATACGAACCATTTACAGGCGGTTGCCTGTTAGGAATGATTGCAACGGCGGTTCCCACGGGTGTTGCTTCAATCTTAAACGTTGCTTCGTTTGACGGAAAACCGTGGCGGCGGGTAACGGCGACGAAATAATTTTGTCCGGGGGCGGGTTCATATACGAACTCCGGTACATAATTATCATACGCTCCAACCGTTGTGCCTGTGGTCATTTTTGCAGGGTATGCCTCTACCGCACCAATAACGTTACCGCCGGGGGCTGTCATTTTAAAAGACTTGACGCCCTCGGTTGGTATAAAATCCGTTCTATCCATTTCGGTATCGGGTATTATAGCCGTTCCGGGCGGTTGCTGATTGGGTACAATTGTAAACGGCACATTGTAGGGCGTCAATTGTTGTGCTGTTTTGAAAACTTCATACGTTGACCCGTTTATTGTCCCGGTAATTTCAACGTCATACGTTGCCGCTTTTTCATTGGGTATTGTTACGGTTCGACGCAATAGAAATATCGCATACGTCGCACCCCGTCCGGTCAAATCGCACGTAAATTCAGTTTCCGCACCATCCGGGTTTCCAACCATACCGATATATGAAAAGTCGCTACGATACAAGCAAATAACAGGCGGTATTTTTTTCCCGTTCTTTGTTTTTATCGTAATGGTTGATAATTGGGTTACATTGATATAATCCGTATTATCACGGGTAAAATCTCCAATTGGGATACTTTCGCCGTTTAAAATCATCGGCAATTGCTGATTAGTTGCCAATCGGAATGGGATTTTAACCCGTGCCAATCCAACCGTATTGGCAATGTTATGTTCCATTGCGGGGCTTGCGTATTGGCTAATACCGTATTCCATTGGAACCAATCGACGACAAAACGTTGCAATTTCGGCATACTGTTTTCCCAAAACAATACGACCGTATGCCGCCGTTGTGTTAGTTATTTGAAATATTGCGGGCGGCTCTAATTCGCCTGTTGTTGCTGGCAAACGGCCTACTTGACCGATATACGATTTGGCGGCGGTATATATGCGCAATTGTCCCGCTCCGGGCGCACACGCATACGTGCCGGGGCGTATCGGGAAATAATCCGACGTATCCAAATTAGGGTCTGCAACGGTGTTTCCGCTTGCATCAATTGTTGTATTCAACAATCGGGTTGCGGGGTCGTACAAATTCCAATTGTACCCGAATTGGCTTAACGCCTGTACTTTGTCGAATTGCCCGGCGGTTGGAATATCCAATACCAATTTCGCCCAACCGGACGCCGTGTTATATATCAACGTCAATTTTTTGCCGTCAACATTCAGATTGTTAAACCCTGTGTATGTGCCGCCCTCGGTTGCAAGGTAATACACATTGCCGTCAACGTCGCCGGGGTTGGTTGCTTTGGTTGCAATCCCGCCATATTGGGCGTTTGTTCCCAAATTCGTAACCATTGTATCCAACACGTTTTGCAGGATTGCCCCGGTTATCGCCCGGTTGCCGTTTGTTTTAATGACTGCGTTTATTGCCGCAATCAAATTTGACCAATTCGCCATAATATTAATTGTTAAAATCGTTATTAAAGTCGTCGTTAAAATCGCCTAAATTGGTCGGCACGACACCCCGCCCAATCTTTTTAATTACTGTGTCGCATTCAAATTCTGCCTCAACCGACGCCAAATTGCCCTGCGTTTGCCATTTTACCGTAATCAAAAACGTATCGCAATTATAGGTTTGCCCGTTAGCGGTTATCTGTACATAATCCGCCATTCGGATAACTCGCATTGCGTCGCAAAGGTATTCCGGCGCAAGGAATTGGAAACGGTAACGTTTTTCGCTCAACTGCTTTTCGGGAAAGAAAAAACCGTCCCTATCTTCGCCCTCCTCCTCAAAAATGTATTCCGGCTTTCCTAACTCGGCGCGAAGATACAATACATTTTTAAACGGCACTTGGTAATCAATCGCCCCGTTTTCAAACGTCATGTTATCGGCGTCCCACCATTCAATTTTCATGTAGTTTTCGACGCCGTAAGCAACTGTAAATACGTCCGACACGGAACGATTTACCCCGTCGTGAAAACCCAAATAAAATTGCCCCTGCTCCATGTTCTTTGGGAATGGCAATATACCGGGATAACTTATAACGTCATAACCCAAAGAGGCAAAGCGATTGACCCGTAAACCGCCCTGCAATAATGTTTGGGTAACGTCCAACACAACGTCCCCAATCAACCCCGTTTTATTGACCCGCCGGATTATTGCCGTTGGGTTCCATACCGCCGACGTTGGGCGGACAATCTGAAACGGCGGCAACTTGTTTGGTGGTGTAAATAACGGGTATATGTCCCCGTATGCGTAAGACTTGCGGAAGTCTTGGTATTTTTCGTCCGGGTAAAACGGCAATACCGACAAATTGTTATTCGGTGTCATATTTCAAAGTTAGTTTGTTCATGCGGCTACACAAATTTATACTTATTTTTTCAATTTGCCCGTTTCCTAACTTAGTTTTTATAAGTTGCATCGGATCAGGGTCGTCTATACTTGGGTAATTCAACGTTTGTTTCTTTTTACGGTCTATCCCCAAAGCGCGTACTTGCGATCCATTTATTTCAACGTTGTAAGCAGGCAAATCGTAGATGTAAAAAGTTGGTTGTAGATATCTCATTGCTAATATACCGTTTTGTAGTACTAATTTACCTGCTCCAAAACTAAAATCCAGGAAAGGCAATTCGTATGTGTTACCGTTTTTAACCGCTGCAAAAAGCGCAAACCCATCGTCCGATACGCTTCCAGGATTCAAAATCATATAATCTATATCGGAAGTAAAATTGGAAATATTTATTGTCTCAATTTTCCCGGCCGTTACATATTTGCTTATAACCTCTATCGGGCTTCCTTCAAAAGGTTCCGTAACATCGTCCATCCATTCAAACTGGTATCGTTCTGGCATATCAACCTTATCAAACGACCAACTGTTTTTTGCAAAACTCCAATTTTTGCCGTTACGTATATTTTGCAATTTGGTTAAATCGACTCCAATGTTTGCCGAATTATATGAACCGCCATTGCGGAAAAACTGGATATGTTCGATTTTAAATTTGTTGTTTTCAATATACCAATAACACCGGAAACAATCCCGTAACATATTTGTAACTTGCTGTAACGTTATCGGGGCCTTTTGTGCTGGACGATCATAATCGCCATTTGTTACGTTGGTTTTCTGTGTTAGTAATAATGTAAAATTATAATTACCAAGCGGGCGATTTGCTCCATATAAAAAACGGCTGTATTCCTCGGTTCCTTCGTGCGTAATTCCTGGCGCAATTTTTTGCAGCAATACAGATATAACAGACGATATAGGATTTACGTCTCTTAACGTATAAGGAGATCGCGCATCTTCTTCCAATAACCAATCAGCAAGATAAAACGCAAACCATATAGACGCATACCGCCACGTTGATCGGGCAATAGGATAGAATATATCGCCGGATATAGAATAAGGCGGCATAAAATAGGTTCCATCGTCCCGCACACCCCATTGTGACGGCTCCGTGGAACTTTGATTTGATATATATGCTACATCAATCCCATATCCAACAACCCGATGATAATTGTGATTGTTTTCTACAATATCATCGGCAGGTAACGGGTGGGTGTCTACATCTCCTACTTTTTCAACATCGCATAAATAACGAGCATATATGGAATAAGTTGCCATTTCACAATGAGCCGAACCGGTAGCCCCTGAACCGGCAACAGCAGGGGTATCGAAATCCGCATTGTCCCAAGAAGTGCCCGAAATAGAAGCAGTATAACGATACATCACTACACCGTCTGACCTTCTCCGTATTTCAACTATTGCTGAACTAAAAAATGGTGCAACATAAACCTGTTGCACATTAATATAATATCCGTTTGCAGTATTAGGATTCAAATCACCGGTAAATACATTATTTTGGTTCGTCATTCTACCGGAATATAATCCATTTACATTAGGATTGGTGGAACCCGTCACATTGATCTCTTTTAATAGATTGCACAACACAAAATAATATGTCTTTGTAAGTGCATTACGATCTGTTATAACGTTAGCGTCTTGCTCCCAGTACATGCCGGACAAAAAACATGAAACGACACTGTCACCCGGGATATATATTTGTATTAAGGGACGTTTTTTATAATTCAATTGTGTTATTTGCGGTGCTAACTCGATCAAATTATATTCCTTTTCTAACCCTGCCAACACATCGTTATATTGGTCGTAAACATCCGGCTGTACAGTAACTTTTTTATCGTCCTCATTCCACTCGCAATCCGTTTTCATAAACTTACCCGTGTAATATGGGAAAAACGATAACCCGCCGTCGTCGCTTTGCTCAATCCTGAATATAAATTCCGTATCAAAGGATTTATCGTTTATAAAATCGTAATCATCTCGAACAAAATTAATTTTTCCGGATAGTTTAGCACGATAGAATTGTTGACCGGTTTCCAATTCTAATTCCTTTGCTAAATCGTCTTTATATATAGGGTTTACTCTACGACATCCTGCTTCATCTAAAACAATCTGTTTTAAATCATCATCCGAAAAATATTGCCAACCCTCCGGTGGTGCAGATGATGAATTAGCCCAAAAATTTAAAGCGATAAAATTAGTCCCTTCCGGCGCAACACCTCGACCATCCAACGAACTACCTAACACCCCTCCTGTGGTATCAGAAGTCAAAAATAACATACGCACACCTGTTTGTTGTACCCCATCTTTATACACTATGTATTCACCTACGGAAGCCGGCAATATAATACATTTATAACTATTGCCTCCGGGGGGGGGAACATATATACCGTTCATCCCGTGATAAAATCCGGTCTTTATATACTCATATATATAAACCTGTTCCCTACCTGCATTTAGATAAAATCTGTATTTCGGATTCATAACGTTAATTGATTGTTCGTTTTAAATTCTTGTAAATCATTATTGTTTTACCGTCGGCGGTTGTGTAATACCGGACTGCGTTTTGTTCCCGGATTGCCCGAACATCGTTTTGCAAATCCCGCATATCCGGACTATTCTGCGATACGTTTATTGTAAATTCGCCGCCATCTTTGTATGCGTTCATGTACTTGCGTTCAAATATACCCCGGTTCAATGCGTTAACAACGTCCGGGATAATACGACGGTAACGGCGCGAATTACGCTTGTTGAACACGGCGAAAAATTCCCCGCCTTCGGCACGTCTTCGGGTTCCGTTCGGCTTGGTTCCCAAATCAACGTCGTTGCCGGACTGGTGCGAACCACCCCCCAACAACTCAACCGTACCGTCGCCGTATGTTTCCGCCTGTTGTGCTTTCGTCATTTGGGCGGCTTTGATTTTAGCGGCGGCAAATGAACCCCACATTATCGCAATGGCGGGAATCGCCCACGGGAATCCCAATTGCGACCAAATTAAAGCGGTTGACGTTACAAGGTTTCCGATTTGCTGTATTGTCTGTATTGCCGCCTGTTGTTTTTGGGCTTTCTGTTGGTCTTTCAACGCTTTTTCCTGCGTTTTCCGTGCCAAATCCAAATCTTTTTGCGCCTGCACGACACTTGACGCATACCCGTTCGCCCGTGCTTCCAATTCGGCGTCCAATGCTCGTTTTGAACTGTCAACCTCTTTATCGGCGGCGGCAACGGCGGCATCGGCGGCGGCAACTTTTGCATCCAAAAACGATTGTAATTGCTCCATTGCAAACGATACCGACGCATTTATTGCCTCCTTTTGGTCGTCGTCCAAATTCAACCCAAACAGTCCGTAAATATCTTTGCCCCGTTCGTCGCCTTTGCTCTGTTGTATCTCTTGGTCGATTTTGGCGATTGTGTTTTTAATGGTTTCAACCTCCGTTTCGGTCAACTTAACCCCGGCGGTTTTGTTCAACTCCAAAATCTTTTTTAACCGTTCCTTTTCTTGTTGCAAACGGAACCGGGTTTTGCGTTCCTCGGAATTGCGGATTAAATCAAACTCCGACGCTTCCAACGCTTGTTGTTGGTCGAATAGTAATAACGCCCGTTGTTGGCTCAATTCGGTTGTTTGCTTTAATATCTCGGCATCGTATTTGGCGTTTATATCCCTTTCGTCCTGCCTTAATTCGGCGGCGATTTGGCGATTTTGTGCCAATTCCAATGCCCGTTGTTTGTTCAACAATTGGGTACGCAAGGTTATTTCTTCCTCTGAACCCTCCCGGACGGCATCCAATCGCAATTGTATTGTATTGGCTTCCTTGTTGAGTTGGTCGATATTGATTTGGTCGTTGAGTTTCGCCAAATCCGTTGCGTACTGTTGACGTGCCGCCGTTTGTTGTGCCAACAATTCGGTTGTCTGTTGTTCGGTCAATCCCCTTTCACTATCCAACCGGGTTTGTATGTCCTCAATTTGGCGTTCGTACTGTATTCGCAATTGCTCCCGCTGTTTGGCGGAACCCTCAACCATTAACGCAATTTCGGCGTCCTCGGTAACACGGCGGGCGGATAGGATTTGCGCCCGTTCTGCGTTTTCCATATCGACCAACTCGTTTGTTAGTTGCTGACGTAACGAAACGATTGTTGCGTTAATCGCCGCCCGTCCCCGTGCCGTTAAATTGGCATCGTTTTTCAACTGATATTGTAAGTCCTCAATTTGCCGGGCGTTGGCGGCTTTGGCGATTGTGCGTTGACGGTCGTAACTGTTTTGGATAAGGGCGTTTTTTGCGTCCTCGGCTTTTCGCAATAAATCCAATTCGGTTTTTACGGCGTCTTTTTGTTCCTGTTGGCGTTTGGCGGCTCGGACGGCATCGGCTGTATTAATATCGTCGCCTTCGGTTTTAAGGTCAACGGCAATACTAACCATGCGCCCGTAATTATCTATTTTCGCCTGTGCAATATTTATTGCGTCGTCAACTTTGTACGTTTCAATATTGCCGTCCAATTCGACGTCCCAAACGATTTTTTTATTGCCTTGCGCTTTTAATTCATTCAGTTTAATAAGGGACTTACGGTATTGTTCCAATTTTGCCTTATTGGTATCCAAATCCTTTATTTCCTGTCCGTAAAATCCGACTTGTTCGTTATGTGCCCGGCGTCGTTCGGTTGCTAATCTGTCCTCAATCTTTCGTATCTCGGCGGTACTTGCGTTCCGGGCTTGTGCAATCTGCAATTCCCGTTCTATCGCCTTGACCCTTTCGTTGGCAACCTCGGATAATTTGTTGCTTTCCAACTCCAATGTATCCAAATATGCACCCTGCAAAGCGTTTAAACGTTCTTGATTTTTGGCGGCGGCTTTCGTCCCGGACGAAAAGGCAACCAACGCCCCAACAACGGTAATTAAGGCAATAGCCAAAAGGACGTAAGGGTTGGCAGATGCAACAAGGTTAAACGCCTTTTGCGCCACGGTTGCCGTCAACGTCGCCTTTGTTCCCTGCATTGTAACCAATCTATCATAAACCTTTGCTTTGGTTAATGCGGCTTGTTGTATCCGGGATATACCCAACATAAGGGCGGATTGCTTTTGTACGGCGTTTTGTATCGCCTGTACCCCGGTCGTAATGGCTATTGCCGCCTGCAACTTCTTTTGCGCTTCCTGTACTTCCTCACTTTCCGACCCGAACAACTCCATTGCCCCGGTATATGCCGCAAATCCCCCGGACGCACCCGCCGCCAAACTCAATACAGAATCCAACGTTGACGTATCCGACGCCATATTGGTTATTTCCTTTGTGGCATCCCGGACGGCATCCCGCAATACGGCGGTTTCTTTTGCTAAATTTTGATATTCGGCGGTTCCCTGTTTTCCCTCCAAACGCAACAACGCCAATTGCTTTGTTTGGTTCTCTATCTGCGTTGTTAATCCTTTGGCGGCATCCGAATAATTACCGACGTTCAACGACGTTTTCCCCGTTTCCGCCTGCAACCGCTTCATTTCCTCGTAAATGGCTTTTGTTTGCTCTACCAATTGCCGCCCTTCCTCGGTTGCCTCCCTTTCCTCAACCGTCATGTTGTTAAGGTATATTTTGTTTAGGGAATATTGGGCGGATAACTTGTTATATGAACCCTCGGCGGATTGGTTCAAACGTTGCGTTAGCTTGGTTATATCGTTTGCCTCCTTACGGGCTTGGCGCAATTCCGCCAACCGTTTTGCGTTCTCGCTTTCGGCAAACGCCAATTCCCGTGCCGCCTTTGTCAATTTGTCGGTATCCGACGACGCCCCCCGTATAGACGTCCGCCCCTGTTCGGTTGCCCCGGATACCCCCGCCAATGCCGCCTTAACCGTTATTGCTTCACTCTTTATATTTTTAAGAGTGTTCATATAGGCGTCGGATAATTGGTCTAACTGATTAATAAGGTCGGTAATACTATTATCCGGCTTTACTAAATCGCTGTATTTAATCGGGTTGTTATTGTCTGCCATAACTCCGCAATGTATTTCGTTGTTATTTACGGGTAATTTGCCCGCTATTCAATTTTATTTCCTTTTCCGTGGGATTAATCCGCCCGGACAATTTAAAGCCGCAAACGGGCTTATTTTGCCCCTTTTTGGTTTCCCTTTGGTTTGAACATATCTTTTATACGTTCAAAAGCGTTGTAATACTCCAAAACCGTGTATCGTTTGGGGTCGGTATGCAAATGTTGGGAAATTGTCAAACACATATTTTCAAACTGTTTGTCGTACTGAATTTCCATACTATCCGACCCGTTAAACGATTGGGGTTTATTATATAACAACATATCGGTTGTTATTCGCTCAATTTCCGCCCGACGGTCGGTTGTATCCCCGTCAATTATTTGGTCTAACATTAATAACGTGCGGCGTTTCAATTCGTCGAAATACTCCTTTACGCTTGCGTCGTCAAATGACTTTGGGAAATACAACCGCAATTCATCGTCTATTTTTTTTTTGACCGCTTCCAATTGGGCGGTCATTTCTGTATGCGGAACGTCGGCGAACATATCCAATAACTTTTGCAATCCGTCGTCGGATAGGTCGTTTTGCTCCACGCCGTCCACGGACTTAACCAACACGCAAAACGCCAAATGCTTTGGACTGATACCGGATTGAATGAAATACACGTTTTGCCGCATATTATCCAATTCCTTTTCCGCCAACTCCGGGTTCTTGCTACGCAAATACCGGATTGCCTTTTCAATATGCGTGTCGAACTCTGCAAGGTCGGAACCAACCCCGGCGTCAACTAACAGCATTTTATTGAACTTATGAAAACGCAACATTGGCAAATCGTCTATTGCGTCGTATATCTCGACTGTATGTTTACCTATCGTTGTTTTTTTCATAACAATATCCGGGTTATCATGGTTGAACAAACGGGAACCAACAACAATACAGGGCTCCCGGCAATGGCTGTTACAAAGATAGCCAAAACGACGCCCGCCCAAAAGGACAAACAAAAATCGCAATTGAACATCTTTGCGAAAAAGTCGTTGCCGTGGACTTGCACCCACTCAACGACGCCCCATTTTTTTAACAGGGTCAAACCGAACGCCGCAACCAAAGCGACCACGGCGGTATAAAATGCAAATTGTATCATATCTCAATTATAAACATGGTTGTTGAATACTCATAATACCCTCAAACCTCAATCCGGCGTAAGGGTGCATTAAAAATTGGTTATCCACTTCGTCCAACGTGAACCCCTTGTATATGTTTTCCGCCCGTTCATATACCCGGTTTATCGTTATACCCCCGGAACGTAACCAAAACCCGCCGTTCAATACGTGCAATATCTCGGCTTTTACTTTTTCGATATTCCGGTTGTTGGCATCGTTGGTTATTGTTCGCATATCAAACCAAAAAATAACGGAAAACGGGGTTTTCCAATCCGATTGGATATTTGGCAACCAATCGACGGTTTGCGGGTCGTCCAATACAAAGAACGAAAAGTTACCCAATTTGGCGTCCGGGGACACGGGTAAATACTCATTCCCCCCGGCATATACATTGGGCGTATAATAGCGTTTTCCGCCGATAATCTTAACCAATCGTTCCGCCCTACCAAACGACCGGGTTAGCCAACCCAAATTGTCGGCTAACCCCTTTTGAATATCTGCAATAACCCGGTCGAACAATTCCGGGTTTGCAATGGTTGGTACTCTATTTATTGCCATAAATAACCGTTTTTGCTTTTGTTAGTAACTCCGGGTACACATATTGCCAAATCAACGTCGCAATATTTTCGTCGGTCAATCCCAATATTTGCCGCCCGTATTTTTTTATCAAATCTTCCGTTTTCCAATCGCCCGCCTTTATTTCAAATTGACTATCGCCAACCTCCAAATAAAAACTACTTTCAAAATCCCCCTCATCCCGCAACGTTACCCGGTTGGTTGGTTGCCCTTTCTCCTGTTTTATCTGTATGGTTAGGGGGCTATACGGCGCATAGTCCATAATATCGACGCCCAAACGGTTAATACCTTGTTCAAACAATTGTTCCTCGGCGTTGGCGTCGATAATAAACGCCGTCGTTTCCCCGTCGTCGATTGCGTCCCGGATAAATTTACCGGATACAATCCCGGTATTAAATTCATTAACCCGGTGTCGTAATTCCTCTATTGAAGCCAAACCCGCCATTGTGCCAATTATGTTGTCCGGTACTTAACGCCACGGTTGTTGCAACTCAAACAAATGCGGTCGATACCCTGCGTATCCAATCGCAACGCCTCGTATGCTTTTTTAAGGTCATAACCCAAACCGCCGGGGCGACCCTCAACGTTGCCGTCCAACTCGTATAATATTTCCATTTTGGACGCATTGGATTGGTTACGGTTTACCCTTACGTCGGGATTCATTGCCAACGTCCGTAAAGCGATTGCGGCAACTTGGCGTTGAATAACGGTTTGGAATATCGCCCGTTGTTCAACGATAAAATCCGTTAGGTCGCAACCAACGGTTATTTCGCAATTCAACCCGTAATTTTGGGTATTCGTGTACATCGTATGTGCAATATCCCACAACTCCGGGTATTCGTCGAACGTTTCCGGGGCGTTCATCATAAACGGGGATACCTGCAAATACTTGGTAATTTGCCGCCATGCCTCAATATTGCCGTAACCCGTACACGTTCCGCACGGTTCTTTACTCCAATCTTTCGTCATGTTTATAGCCTGCATTCCGGCGGGTAATTCGTCTTGGTTGTAACAAAGGAACCACGCACCCCCGGCGTTGTTGGCATCGCTGATATATGGCAAATAACAGTCCGTAAGGTTGAACCATTGGAACCCGCCGTTGGTAACGGTAAATTCCAAATCAAACGTCTTTATTGGGTCAATCTGTGAACTATGGAACAAATACATTTTCACGGTTCCGGTCGCTCCTGTCATTTGTAAGCCTATCCGGTTTATTTGGGCGGTAACTCCCATTGCCCGCACCGGGACAATTTCAAAGCCTACCAATTTATGTGTATTGGAAACGGTCGCCCGGATACGTCCCGCACCGTCAAAGAACGGGCGACGCTCCAAAAGGTTCTTTGTTTCCTTATCCAACGACTTTATTTGCGTAAACGTTTGTACCGCCGTGGATATTCCGTTGCGGGTCAAACGTTCCAAATAATCGGATAGAATGTTGTACGGCTCCCAAAATGCCGAATCGTCGGCGGGAACCTCGGCGACGTTATCCACTTTCGCCCGCCAATATTTTTTATTCCCGGACGCATCGTTGGCGTAATGTACCACGGTTCCGGCTTTCCATTCCTTTGTATCGTTCCAATCCGGGTATTGATACCCCCAATCGTCCGGTACTATTGCCGCCATGTTTTCCAACGTCATAAGGGGGTGCGCCCCTTGAAAATATAAACCGCTTTCCGTTTGGGTCAATTCCTCGGATATGGCGGCGGCGGGATTGTACGATTGTTCCCAACCGACAACGTGCAATAATTTATCTTGTATCTCTTTAATCCGGTACATACTGCGTTAAATTAAAAAGGGGAACGGGGGTTTTGTATCCCCGCCCCCCTTTTGATTAAACAATTGCGGCTTACTTACGCCCCGGCGGGAAATTCCCCGGCGTTCGTAACGTAAACAGGCATTCCCAACGGTTCGTTCGGGTTGCGTGCGGCAATCTCGGCTTTGATAATCGGGTTTGCAATGGTCGTTGGGTCGCTATTGTAAGCAACGATAAACGCCACGTCAACCGAAAATCCGAAATACTCCTTAACGGCACACGTCAAATCTTCCGTTGCCGCCCCTGCGATTGCCGATTGGTCGCCAACGCCTGTGTAATAGTGCGACCCAACGGGCAAATCAATGTACGGCAAACGTACAACGTCCCATTCGTGGAAATTCGCACGGGCACGGCGCAACGCTTCACGGTCAACACGGGTTAGGATACCAACATTTCCGTCTGCAACTGCATAGAACGAACCCATTTTACCGCTTTCGTCAACAACGTTGTTGGTATAGTGGATAACCTTGTTGTCGTACTCCATGCGCTTGTTTACGTCGTTGTAAATGCCGTGTTGCGCAAGTTTACGGATAAGGCTATCAACCCCGGCGTTGCCGATAATGTGGATATACTCCGGGTAACAGTTTGCCCGCATAATCGGGTTTACGTCGCCCAAAATCTCGGTCGCCATTTGTACCGGAACTTGGATACTGTTACCCGTCTGCGTATAGTTGAGCAACGTTTTGAAAACCTGCGTTTTGTTGGCTTCCAAAGCGGCAACCCCGGCGGCATCCAAAGAGTTTGCCAACGCACGGGTCGTCTTTTCCATTTTCCGCAAAAAATCATGTTCATACGAAATTTCGTTGTTCATGTATGCGGCGGGAACCATTGTAAAGCCTATCGCATAGGTTGCCCAAACGACGGTTACAAGTGCGGACGTGTTTTCGTTATCGGCGATAACACACGACCGGGTGTTGGATACCTGTACATTTTCGTCGTAACTAATTACGGGAATTTGTACGGTATTGCCCATTGACGCAAACGCACGGTCGCGCAAATTGGGGTTAATGATTGAGGACGGGGCGTTGGTTTGTTCAATGAAAAAATCCAATGCGCCATACTCACACGGGCGGGTCATATTACGGTCTAATTCCGGGTTTTCAACTCGCCAATTCTGCAATCTTGTTGCGATTAATGACATACTTTTAAAATTTTAATTGTTATTGAATGCGGGTTTACCCTTTACCCGTGGTTACTTTACTTTTCCGGCAACGCCGCAATATTGTTTTCTTTCCACGCCGCCGTCATTGCGTCGTCGAACTGTTTTGTACCGACTTGCAAGCCTTGCCCCTGCAAAGACTGTGTAATTGCGTCGTATGCCTCAACCCTTGTTTTTGCGCCGGAAATGCTGATTGCACCGCCGCCGATTTCGCCGGAACCGCCCGCCGGGGGTGTGCTTCCGCCGCCCGCCGCTTGGCGTCCTTTGTCGATAATACCCATTGTTTCCAATTCACGGGTCAAAAGGTCGGCGGGGGTGTACGGGTTCAACTGATTGTTCGGATTGCGCATAAGTGCGCCCGTTTCGTCCTTAAACGCCAATACTTTGCTGCCTTTGCCGTCGTCGATATATTCTGGGTTCATTGCTTTGATTTTGTCGATTGCTTGCGACAAAAGAACCTTTGTTGCGCTTTCCGGCAACTCCGGTTTGAACTTAATCCCGGCAACCGCCGTTTGCAATGCGCTTTCAATACGAACGCCGAACAACTCGTTTTGGTACTTTTGTTCGGCTTCGTCGTATTTGGTTTTTAGGTCGTTGAACTGCGTTTGTACCGCCGTCAAATCCGCCTTTGCCTGTTTCAAAGCCTTTGCGGTTTCGGCGTCGGTTGCGCCGTCGGCAATCGCCTTTTCCAAACGTGCCTTTTCTTTCGTCAGACTGTCGATTTGGGCGGACAATCCGTTTGCGCCCTCGGCTTTCGCTTTGAACTCAGACAATACACGTTTTGCGTAATCGTATGTTTTTTCCGTACCGTTCTTGGCTACTCCGGTTGCCGCCAAAATATCGGCGTCCAAATCCCCGTAAATTTTGCCCGTCTTTTGAGCAATTACGGTGTTTTCGTCGTTTTGCGACAACGTGGTTATCGCCTGTATTTGTTCGTCGGTTAAACCGGATAATACCTCATTTGCCCTTAATACATCACTTGTTAATGCCATAATCTTACCCTTTGATTATTAGTTAATAAAATCGGTTACTTTCCGCCCTCAGCTTTTTCCTCGGCTTTCGCTTTGGCGTCGTTTTTTGTGCCTTTGGCGGGTTCCGCCGGGATAACTCCCGCCGCTTTCAATTCTGCCAAAATTTCGGCTTTCAATGCGGATTTTTCCTCGGCTTTCGCTTTGGCGCCTGCCTCCTCCTTTGCCTTTGCGTCGGCGGCGGCTTTGGCTTTGTTCTCCTCGGCTTGGTCTGCCAACCATTCGTTCGGGTCGTGCAATACAACGACCGTGTACCCCTGCTTTTTGAGATTTTCGGCAACGTTGTTTTCGTACATCTTTTTGCCGAATTTCTGTACCCTCGGAACGGAAAGGCGTTTGCCTGTTTCGCTGTCGAACTTGCGCACCTCAATAACGCAATGATACAAATGCTTTTCATTGTCTGGGACAATGTAGTTTTCGGGGGTTACTTTCGTAACATCGACGTCTTTTGTCTTACCCTCGGTTTCTGTTTTTACTCGCATACTCTTTAAATTTATTGATTATGAACTTTATTTTGGAATTATACGGCATATTGTACCCAAATTCCAAAATGTTTAAATACTCACGTTCAAATCTGCGTACAAAGTTAGCAAAATTCAACTTAATACGCATATCCGTTTCGTCGATAATCTGACGCCCGTACAAATCCAATACCTCGTTCCGGGTCAAATGGCGGTACGGCTCCAATTCCGACAATATCAACATACGTTGCAATTGGGTTGGATTGTTCCGGTACTCCGTTTCCAAAATTTGGTTCTGCATGGCGTCCAATTCCGCCTCGCTTACGCCGCTCTCTTTGGCAACCTTGTATCGTTCCCGTAACTCCGTGGCATTCGACAAATAAAACTCGGTTCCGTAATTGACTTTTGCCGACACGAACAACGACCCGTAACGTAAACGGCAAACCGTTTCATCGACGAATTGTTGCGCCGCCTCAAACCCTTTCTTTATCCGGTTTAATATCGTGCTTTGACTTTCAAAATTTGCCAATACTTGTTGTTCATTGATGGCATCCCGTGTCGTTACCTCCTCGTTGGTTCCAACGACGGACGTAATGATATTGTTCTTTAAACGCTCCTCCTCCTCAACGTTGTAATCCAAACTTTGGCGGTCAACGGTCAACATTTGCACCGGGTTACGCAAATCGGGTTGTTTGTCCCCGTCCGGTATCGGTATTTCGACAAAAGAGCCAACGCCGTTAATCCGGCTTTCCCCACATTTCGGGCAACGTAACAGCAACCCGGCGGCGTCCAATCGGTAAAATCCTTGTTTGTCTTTCAAAAACCCGCCGTCGCAATAGTCGCCATTCTCGGCATTGCTAAAATCGCAACTTTGTTCATACCCGGAATATATCGGATACGACCCGTATAAATCCAAATGGCGTTTACTGATATGGTAAAACAAAAACCAATCCAACGCCTCCAATTGCTTTGTTAGCGGGGATTGTTTAATATCGGGTTCTTTGAGGCTCAACGGTTCCGTCCAAAAGAAACGGGCGGGGCAATACCCCAAATCGTGCGGGCTTTCAACAAGCAATTCCCCAATATTTCCGCCCTTGGCTTCCCGGAATATCCGGTATTGCTCGTTGTCAATTACGGCAATCCTTTTATTGTCCTGTCTGAAAATTATCCAATCCATTAACCCGGTTGTTGGGTTGGCTCGGTAATCAATCACGGACGCAATAGGTAGCCAATAAAAGTACGGGGCGGGGTATTTGTCGCCGGGGGCTTGCTCGGTCGGCATATCGACAATTAAGACGCTGTTTATTTCGGTTTGGAAATACTCCCAACCCTTATTGCTCCAAACCTCCGGTTCATGCAATACATCTTGGCGGTAATACTCCCAATCGTCCCGTTGTTCGCTATTCATAAACTGATAGTTGAACGCCGGGTTACGACCGTCAAAAATGCGGCTTAACTTATCAAAACAAATGCCCGTTACCCCGTTGGTTGTAACGGGATAACGGAACAATGTTTTGAACATCTTAAATTTATCGGCGGGCAATAGGTTGCCGACAAATGCCAAAAAATCCGTTACGGGTTGGCAAATGTCGAACGACGTAATACGGGTTTGAGCGTGGAAATTGATACGGTTTTGGTGGTAAACCGCCCGGCTAATCGTTGCCCTTTTCCTCGGCTCCGTTATCCGCTTTCTTATTTCGTCTATGCTCAATCCCATTGCTGTTGGTAAATTTAAAATCGCTGTCTTTGGGTAATTGCCAACCGCCGTTGTTTTGCATCCGTAACAAGCGGTTGGCGTGTTCAATTGTAAATTCGTCGGAAAGGTTGTGCGCCGGACAAACCAACCTAACCTTTGTTGTTTTGGCTCCCATTATCCGCCGGGTTCAACAACAACTTTCAAATCCGTAAGCGGATTAAATTCCGGGGCGACAATTGCCAAATCGTCCGACCAATTCGGCAAAAACGACCACGAAATTGCGTTGCTGTCCGGTGCTTCCAAACCTCCCAACGTTTTGTCGCCAATGAACAACGACCGTATCGGAATAGGGTAATATGTTCCCTCCGTTGTGGCATCCTGCAACGCTCCGATTGCGCCGTTTTCGTCGAAAAGGTAAATACCCAAATTGCTGCCGTAACTTTCGCACTCCATTTCTTTCATTGCTTTAATTACGGATTGGGCGATTTTACGCATTACCCCGGTAAACGGTGTCGGTTCACGTCCTATTACCTCCTCAACGCCTCCCAATGTTTCGTTACCGCCTCCAAAGGTGCGGGCGGCTCCTGCCTCTGCTGTCGGGGCTTGGATATACGGGGAAACAACAATTTTGGTACTGTCAGCCGCCGACAATCTCGGCGTCCATGATGCAAGCAAGGTAATTGCCGCCGACGCCGTGAAACTGTTTTTGGTTCCGTCGTCCTTTGTCAATCGCTGAAAAGCGACTTTTTGAATTTGCCCGAACGTTTCGGGGCACGCTACAACCGGAATATCCGGCAATGCCGCATTTGCGGGACACTTACAAATCATAATCTTTAAATTTTAACGTTAAAACTATTTTTGTTTTCCGGGGGCTTTCCCTTTGCTCCCTACTTTATGATGCAAAGATATAATCTTTTTTTGTATAACGCTTGCGCATGTCGAAAAATTTATTAATTGCGCTTTTTGACCCCTCGGCGTTGTTGTGCATACGGAACAATATTGCCGTCTACAATTTCCTTTTCGTATATTCCCGTCAATCCGTCCTCCGGGTCGTCGTGGGTGTTGGCATCAAAGTTACGCAAGAACGTTGTTACATGGTCGTACACGGCTTTGTATCGGGTTTCCCAACCAAACGGCATAATAACGTGTTGGTTTACCATTGCGGACGCTGTAACAATCCGGCTTTCCTTATTGCCCCCTTGATAAAATGGGTCGGTCATTGCCCGGATTTTCTTTTTAATTATCTTTTCGTAACCCGCACCACCGTTGTTGCTCTCAACCCATACTTTTTGCGTGCCGTTCCGATTTATCATTGCCGGGACGGTTACGGTTGTTACGTCCGTGTTTTCGTCCGTCATTTCCATATCGGTAATAAGGGCGAACAATAACGGCTCCATGCGCTTTGTTTGCTCGTTGAAAACCATATTGTCCGACTTGTATATGTCATACGTTGCGGCAAACAATAGGTCGTCCCCCTCATCGGCAACGTCAATGTATGCGCCGGAACGTATGTACGTGCCGTAATCGGATTTTTCAACCCACGTTTTGAAAGGCTGATACAATCGACCCTCGGCGGAACCGGGGTTGCCCTGATACAAGCATTGAAATTGCACCGGGTCTAATGCCTTTTGCCCCTCTAATTTCAAACGGTTGTGTCGCCCCTCCCATAATGCCGCCCCAACGGGTCGGGGGTCAAACTCGGTCGGTTGTCCGGTTTTTAATGCCTCAAAGTTTATGCGAACCCACGCCCCGGCGGGTATGTTCTGCAAATCCGCCCAACACGTAACATCAATAATGATTTCCCCGCTTTTCTCAATCCGTCCAATCAAATCGTCGTCGTGCCAACGGGTAAAAACAATCAATTCTTGACTATCATTGTGTAACCGGGTACGCACAACGGTTGTGTACCATTTCCACGCCGCCGCCCGTACTATTGGGCTGTTACCCTCGGCGTAATCTTTATACACGTCGTCCAATATCGACACGTCAACCGTTTTAGACGTCAACGAACCGCCACGACCAACAACACGCAACGACCCCTTACGCCCGACCATTTCGATAACATCGGAATTGCGCAAATAGGTATTTGCCATTGTTACGACGTTCGACCCGTTCAAAAAGGTATCCGGGAACAATTCACGATACCGTGGCGTGTCGATTATACGTTGGACGTCCCGGTTAAAATCCCGTGCAATGGTCGCCGCATAGGAACCAATACAAACTTTGGTATCCGGGTTCAACCCCAACATAAAAGCGGGTAATTTACGGCTTGACCCCTCGGATTTCCCATGTTGCGGCGGTTGCTGTACAATCATCTTTCGTATTTGCCCGTGTGCGAACATATCCAAAAGGGTATAATAAACGACGTGGAACGGCTCCAATACCAAATCGGGTTGCATATACCGGGCAAAGTTGATAAGCCGTTTACGTGCCGCCGCTTTAACCAACAAATCTGGTTGTTGCCGGATTGCGTCGTACATCTGCAATAATTGTTCGTTCGTCATGGTTGCACCTCCTTTGGCTTTGGCTCAAACTCGGCGCACGCTTTACGCCCTCGTAAGATATGCCATTGTTCAAACGGACATGTAAGGCAAATATATTTTCCCTTCCAATCCTTATTTTGGTGTGTTTCGACCCAACGGGCGTGTTTACAGTCGCCGCAAATATGATTGGTTCCCGGTGTTACGGTCGTGCCTCTTTTCGGGGCGGTTGCTTTCTTTGCCATTATTGCACCCCTCCTTTCTCAATAACCGTGCGTTGGAACTCGGCGGATTGCAGTTTGTCAGCAAGAGCAAACAACATATCGTCCGGGATTGCCTTAACATCGTATTTGGGTTTGTCGTCGTCCGTCCCGGCATTGTATCCGGGTATCTCAATTTTAACGGGGGCGTCAAATCCTAACATCTTTGCCCGGCGTTGTTGGATATTCAAAAGCAAATCTAAAAACCGGGGGTTCCCGGCGGACGTTTCGGTTGCGGTTTCATTGTACCCGTAATATTCCGGGTAGCCGTCCTCGGCATCGGTTTTGATTGGTCGCCCCTTGTTGGTTTTCTCTTTGGTGCGCATCTTTCCGGTTTTCGACGCCTCCCACGCCTCCCACGCTTGTTGCTCCATTGCATCCAACTTGCGCAATTCCTGCGTAACATAATCGTCGATATTATCCAACCGCTCCCGCTTCCATTCGATAAGCGTTTGTTGCAAGTCGTAATAAACCATTGCCAACGATATTGTATAACCCGCCTTGCGTTTTGCCAAATCGTCGTTCAAAGCCGCCACAATTTCCCGGTATGTATAACCCCGTAAAAACAGATTGGAGCAAAACGAAATGTCATAATCCCGTTGCTCCTCGGTTCGCTTGTTGTATCCGGCGGGCTTCCGGTTCTTATTGCCCGTGTTCAATTTTTCCATTGTTCAACCTCTTTTAATGTTCAAACAGAGTATAAAAACCGTCCGGCGTCTTTTATCGGTTTGTCGGCTTTCCGTCCTTTGGTCTGCCTTTCCTCCCTTTGAGTTCTTTTCTCTGTTTGCCCTCCTTAAAACGTGTTTGCCCTTTACAAATTATTTGCGGGGAATTTTCATTTTAAGAGGCTTTTGTTATTAACTCAATACTTTTATTGCCTTTATGGTTATCTATCAACCACGGGTCAAATTTACGCATTTCCGGGCAATATTCATCCCTTTGTTGCTCCCTATCTATAAACGGCAAAACCCCGGCGATTGTTTCCGGGGTTATTTGCTCTATTTATCGGATAGAAAATTATAATATGCCTCTTTGAAGTTTTCAGCATACCACGAATTTATAACGTCTTTCGTAACCTCTCTATCCCACCACTCATATTGCCGTTTCAGTTTATCAAATCGTTTTTCGTAATCCGGCAAATAATGTTTTATAAAATCGGATAATTCCATATATTTTAATACTTAATATTTGCTTTGATACCTCCCATTTGAGCAACGACAATGCGGTTGGGTTCCACGGGGGTTGGTGTATTCCGTTCCCCCTTTCATTGTCTTTATTGCCAAACATACCGGGGCGGGTTTTCCATTGACCGGGAATTGCGGGTTGAAATGTCGGCACGTTTCGCACCTCTTTTCCGGCTGTGGATTATCCATTGTTTTGCCCTCCCTTTCGTTTGTTATTATTTCGGCGACGGTTCCGGGGATTATTCCGGGGGACGTCGATACGGTGCAATTCGATTTTCGCACCGGGGAACAACTCGGCGATTAATTCCGCAACCCCGGCAACCTCTTTGGGAACGTCGAACGCTTGCGGCTTGCGGTACTCCCTTTTACCCTTCGGGCAGGCGGCTCCTTTTGCCTCCATTGCTCGGCGCAAAGTACACGCCGGATAATTACAAACATCGTCGTCGTCCGGGGCGTCATTGCGTACCCCGTCAGCGGCGGCAACTTGCAATTCATTTTGGGCGTTCAACGTGCTAACCAACAAATTTGCCAATACCCAATCCGGCGTATTCAAATCGTTGTCGATACCGTGGCGGTTAATCAATTCCGCCAATTCCTGTGCAAATTCTTTTTTCATCGCTCAATCTATTTTTTAGGTTCGTAATGTCCGCATGCCTTTTGGTCGCACGTTGTATTATCTTTTACCGTGTCGCAATATCCGACGCCCGCAAAATCATCGTGCCGCATATTGGAACATTCTCCGCAACGGTTCCCCGCTCCGTATTTTCCGACAACGTGGCATCCTTTCGGCTCAAACTCGGCGTCAAATTCCCGTTTCGGACGGTGTGAAAATTTCCCGTTGTCCTCTCTGATAATGTACCACGTTTCCGGCGTGTCGATAATCAACCCGTCCGGGCTAACAAACGAATACATCGCAATTCCTCCGGGGATACGGGGGATTGTCATTGTGCCGCCTCCGGTAAATCGTTTGATGGTTTCCAAATTATCCCGGTCAACTTGGATTGCGTCAACCTCTTTTAAGGTTCTGCAATACCGGGTTCCCGCCGTGGCGTCCGGGGCGTCGTACTCGGTGCGGATTTCGTCCGCCATGCTTTCGGCGTCGTCAACATAGGCAACATAATATTCTTTGCAATTATCGACGTCGTTTAACATGATTAACCGTTTACCCAATCGCCCCCGGACGGCATTTTGCATCGCCGTAACTGTGTCCGGGGAATTATCCCCAATCGGAACGGAAATTTTGTATATGGTTGCGCTTTCCTCAACCGTGGGTTCGACTTTCATAATGTCGGCAATCATAACCAACAACTCCCCGTCGAAAGGGGTTAATTTGCTTTTCATCGCTCTACTTTTTGAATTTATGAAACAATTGCCGGAAATATATTTGCTTACGGTCGTTCCGGCTGTAACGGTCGCAATGCCGCCCGGTAAACGGGCAATCGGTTCTCTCAATTTTGCAACGTGCGCATCGACACGGGAATATAACGGGGTTTTGTTCGTGCAATCGTTGTGCGGCTTTCGTCCAAACCTCGGCGATAAGCACAACCCCGTTATACGTGCAACGTTCCCCCGGCTTGTACTCCTTATCCGGGTCAAACGGTTGCGGTTCCCGTACTCTCATTCGCGTATGCAAATAGGGCGTCCAAATTTTCCGGGGTTCCCTTTACGGAAATACGCACGGTATCGCGGCCCGTTAACCCGATTTCGATAATCTCGCAATCAAATTGGGCGGCGTTCTTTTGGATAACCCCGGCAATATGATTGGTAACGTTTTTTGTTTCTGTTTTCATCGCCTCGTTTTTAAATTGATAATTCATTATTTCGTCGTCGCTTGCGTTACACGACAACAACAATACGGTTGCCAAAGATAGCAAAATTAACCGGGCTTTCATAGTTTTACCTTTCGTTTAATCCATATAAACCGGATACCAACCCCGACAAACAACATTTTCAACTCAATGTCCAAATAACGGTCGTAACCGTTGACCGCATCGACGGACACGCCGGGAACGATAAACCAACTTTTGTATTTCCAATATTCCCGAACGTACACACATATACCAAACCGCCAAATATGAAACCCAATTTGCGCCGTATGCACATCGCCATTGTTTCGGATAACTCCGATTTCCTTTTTACTCATTTCGTTGCCTCCTTTGTCATTTCGTAACTCTCTTTATCCATAACCATTGCCGTTGGATATTCGACAATAATACCTTTGGTATAAACCAAATTGTAAATCCCCAATTGACCCTTTATCGGAAATTCAACAACCCGGCGGGGGTTCCGCATCAACCACCCGTAACCCTTTGTTATGAACTTGCGTTTTTCCTCCGGTATCCGGGTATTCGCCCAATCTTCCGGGGTAAACTCGGCGACGGGCTTAACGTCGTACAACTCGCACAAGCCCAATGTTACGCCGCTTTCCAATCCGGCAATTTCGGGTTTGGCAGACGAACAAACCATTATGTCGCCCCGGTACGTCGTCGATTTGCTCCGTACCTCTATCGACTTAACGCCGTATGTATGTCCGTCCAACTCATAAGCCGCCGTAACCAAATCGGTTGCATACGGCTGTTTTACTGTCAACGCCCGCCAACGGTCGTGGTCGGCGGGTTTGTAATCTTTGTTATCAAACTGCATAATCATTTCGTTTTATTGTTTCTTTTATCTATCGCAAAACTTATTTCATCAAATAGGCTTTCGCCTATTCTCGAATTTTGCCAATCATTAACCATAGCCCGTATAAATTCACGCCTAAAACTTAATTCGTCAATAGTTGCAAACTCGACTATCTCGTTGGCTAAATTTCGGTTTTTTTCATTGGCAATCAACCGCACCCCTTTTTCATCCTTGCGAACTTCAAAATACGCAATTGTTTTAGCGTTTTTGAATTTATCTTTAAACTCTTTTTTTTGCTTATTCATTGCCAAATAAGTTATAATTCGCCGGAACGCAAAAGCCGGGTAACGTATCCCGGTCAATCCCGGCGGCGGTTACAAAACTATGCTTCCAATATATCCGGGGTTGTCCTGTGTGTGCCTCCCAATACTCGGTAACATCTTGGTAAAACCCGAACGTTTCCCGCTTGGTATATCGGCAACCGCTTTGCAAACCAATCTTAAACAGGTCAACAAATGGGTACGCCAACGCAATTACGGCAAACGCCCGGTCGAACATTCCCGGCGGGATTGGCTCAACACTTGCAAAGGTGCGGAACCCGTGGTTTTTTGCTCTTTGTAAAGCAACGACCCGGTATTGGTTGGGACTTGCTTTTGGTTCTAATTCGTCGCATCCGGTTAATGTTGCTCCAATGGCAATTTTTGAAACATCCCACCCGGACGACTCGGATGTGTTAATTATCGCCTCCATACCCTCGGCGCATTTGCTCAACAACTTGACCGGAACTTTGTGTTTTTGGCAAAAATCAATAGCCAATACCGTTAAACCTATCGTTTCAGTCAATAAAGGGTCGGTTGTAAACGAAAAGAATAACCCGCATTTTTGCAATTCCTCCTTATTTGCCATTAATTCGGCTCGAAACATTTGCATTGCATAAATTTCGTTTTTCAACGTTTTTTTCAATTCCGCCGTATCGCCTCCCAATACTTTTTTGCCCCTGCCTTTTTTCAAATAACAGTAAGTACAACCGTTGGAACATCCAACGTAAAAATTAGCCGCCCAATACGAATATTCCCCGGCTCGACCACTTGGGTTGTATATTGCCAGTCCTTTAAATTCTTTCATCGCTCAACGTGTTAAAACGGTAAATCGTCGGGTTGGTCGGGTGTGGGCGCATCCGGGACGGGCGGCGGGGCTTGTGTCGTTCCGGCGGCTTTGGGCGTCAACATTTCCATATCGGTTGCGACAACCTCGGTAATGTATCGTTTTACGCCGTTGGCATCGTCATAACTCCGGGTACGTAATTCGCCCTCAATATACAGTTTGTCGCCCTTTTTGACGTACTGATTGGCAACCTTTGCCAATCCATTTTGCAACACGACGTTATGCCATTCGGTACGCTCCGGGATTTTCCGCCCGTCCTTTGTGGTAAAACCTCGTTTCGTGGTTGCCAACGAAAACGTCGCCACACAACCCCCGTTGTCGAACTCCTTAAAATCCGGGGCTCCTCCAGTGTTTCCTAATAATATTACTTTGTTTACACTCATAATTTTACCAATTTACGTTCATAAATCTACCTATTCCGAACCAAACAAACGATTTTCGATAATATGATTTACCGATATACGAAATTAACGACCATTTGAAAACTACTAATCTTGGGTATGTGTCCGTTTTAGGGTCGTATCCTTTCCCTATTTTTATGTATTTTTTCCCGGTCGTTATTGAATTACAAAGAGTAAAATACTGTGATTTTAGGGGACTGTTATCTGAAACATACGCACAAATCAATATGCGCCAGCCCTTAAAAAGTTTCTTTATTGCTCCTATTTTTACCATGTTATTTAAATTTAATACCGTCAAACAAATATTCCCGTTTGTTATCAGACCAACCCGCCGCCGTGTTTAACGTCTTTCGGTCATTATCGTGTACAAATTCGCAATACCATGAATTACCGCCCAAATCGGATTTTTCTTTGAGGCGTACCAATTTACCAACAATGTACCGGGCAAATTTAGCGTATGCGCTCGTTTCGGATATATGGATAATGCGGCGTTCTGAATTTATTTTTGGTAAATCTGCGATTTCCGGGCGTTTCTCCTCGGCGGGGTATCTTTGTACCCTTTGAAAATCCCGTTTAACAGACGACCGGGAAATTGCCCCGTAATCGGTTGTTCTCTTTTTTGTTCTCATTTACCGGATTTGTAATTGTTGATACTCTGATTTCATTAACTCAATCAACCGGACGTTCGCCGGATATATCCGCATGGTTTCCCGTTTTCCATTCTCCCAATATGAATGATGTTCAAAACATAGTATATTTATATTTCTTGCATCGTGCGCCATTTCGGGAAATGCTCCACGGGTCAATATGTGGGAACAATAAACGGCGGAATAATGCCATAACGGTTTCAAACATTCCTCGCATTGGTGCGGCTTATGTTCCCAAATCCACCTAAAAAACCGTTCGTTTGCCTGTGGGATATTCCCACGACCAAAAACGCAATGCCCGAACAATTCCCGTTGGATTTCCACACGCAACCGAATATCCATTGTAAACCGTTTGTAATCCAATAGGGGGCAAAACCCCCTATCGGTTACAACTTGGTATTCCTCCCGGCTTGTTAGCAAAATCGGTTCCATGCGGTTAAATATCCCCGGTTTCGTCGTCGCCTCCGTTATCGTTGTCGTTCTCATTTGCGGGGTCGTCAACATCCGGGAACAAACCCGGTTCACTCTCAACTCCGGGGGCGGCGTTTCCGTCGGCTCCGAACAACTCCAATTGCGCCTTTTTCCCTTTGAACAAAAAGGCGTAAACTTCCCGTTCAATATCCCCGGCGATTTCCTCTAATTCTTCCTCAAACCCGAACGTTTCGGTATTGAATTTAAGGCGGGGCGAATTTATCGCCGTCTTTTGATTGTTGGATACCGTAAACAACCCGGTAAGCACAACGCCAACGTTATCATCTTGACCGGAAAAGGACACGCCCCGAACTTCGATATTTCTCAACATTTCGTCGGCATACTCACGGGCGGCATCTTTTTGCGCTTTGGTCGCCTTTGTTTCCGGCGTTTCCATGAACGACAAAAAGGACGTAATATTGAAAATACGACCCATGATTGGGCGCAAGCGGTTGAAACAATCCGCTAAATCCGGGTGTATGTCCTTTGCGCTTTCGACGTGGTATTTGTTCGTGTAACTCTCATTACCGACCGTTTCGGTAACTTCATAATGCACATCCAACCCGCCGTCCTTTATCAACTTGACCTTTGACAATGCAAATGCCTTTTCGGACGGGACAAACATAACGTCCTTTTCTTTTTTTTCTTCGCTCATACTGCAAATTATTTATCTGCCGGGAACCCGCCCGACTCGGTTTTTTCTTTTTCCTTTTTTCGCCGACATGCCGCACGGTGCGACGCTATCCCCAACGGTTGAAAGGCTTTGCCACAATACGGGCAAATGTGGGTTTTCGGCTGATTTCCTCGACTTGCCATTTTATTATATTTCCTCGGCAACGTAACGGCGCAATTCCGTTTGGAACAATTCCCGCTCCTCCTCCTCGGTTTGGTTCAGTTCGTCGTACAAATCGTTGTCGAATATTTCCCCGATTGCATCGTTTAACATCGCAACCAACTTTTCCGGTTTTACGGCGTCCAACTCAACCTGTCCCAATCCGTCCCAATTTGCCGTCCGGCTGTCCGTTTCCTTTGCCGGGGCGGGCGGCAATTTCCATTCGATAACTTGGTGTTCCATAAGGGCAATACGGCGGATTTCCACGCCATACACGCCGAATTTATCCAAATTCTCGCCAATCGACCGGGGTATGTCCTCGCCGGACGGGTCGTAATCGCCGAAATATAAGATAATCGGTTGTTTGCCCTCGTTTTTGGCGTCCCGCATCCGTTCGGATAAGTCATACAAAAACGTTAACGACGGATACCCTTTGCAGGCTCCAACGGCAACGTCCCATTCCCGGCACGGTTTGGCAAAAACGCCCTCCAATGCTTTTTTCTCAATAAGGATTTCCGGGTAATATGGTTGGTTTTCCCAACGGTTTTTTCTGTATGAACGCATCCACGCCCGAACTTGCTGTTTTGCCTCGGCTTGCTTTTCCTCCAAATCGGTTGCCTCGGCTTTCGTCATTCCGACCATTGCCCGGTCACGGTCGCTAAACGCTTCAAAGTCAACCAGACCGTTCCAACGTGCAACCTCCATTGCGGCAACGACACGTTTGTAATGCTGTAACGTGTTCGTCATTCCCCGGCTTACTAACTGATAATGCAACGCACGGATTGTCAAAATACCGTTTTCGTAATTGCTCAACACGTCAATTGATTGTTCAATAATCCAATCCCGTGTAAATTCGTCTTTAATTCTCTTTGCCATTACATCGCTTTTTTTAGGTTATCCGGGGGCAATGTTACCCCCGGACGTTTCCACAAATATACGGAAAGTTTTTTAATTACCAAAAATAAAACCTTTTATTTGCGCTTAAAATTCGTTTTCATCCAATAACGCCTTTGTCGTGGGATTTGATGGGGTCGCCGGGCGTTCCAGATCCGGTTCCGGTACGACGGGTTCCGGGGACGCCGTGGCGGTTCCGATTGGCTCCGTTTCCGGGTTGGGGTCGTGGAACTGAATATTACGCCCGCTTTGCCCCTTTTCCGGCTCAAATTTCATTGCGGATTGTTCTGCCGGGTATTCCTTTTGTTTCAACTCAATAATCCCTAATTCGACCAATTCCGGGACGCAACGGCGTAACGCTCGTATGTCCTGTAACGCATCATGCGCCGGGAACATTTCGCCGGGGAACAACTTTGCGTACAACTCTTCCAATTTGGGGAACTTTCCGGGCTTTCCGTTTTCATAACACGCACCAACAAAATGTATTGTTTTCATCATTGTATCAATTCGCTTTCCCTTAAACAATGCGTCCTCGGCTTTAGCGTCGTAATACTCTTTTCCGCAATATCGCAAAATGTTTGCTTTCAACATCGACGTATCGAAATAAATGTTGTGCGCACATACAAGATGGGCGGCGGCGGCATCCGCCAAAAATTCGTCCACAACCTCGGCGAACGGTACGCCATCGGCAATCGCCCGTTCGGTCGTTATGCCATGTATGGCGGTCGTTTCCGGGGGTATCTCGTAATTGTCCGGCTTAATTATAAAACTGCGTTCTTTGTTGCCCAATGACCATGCCAATTGGACGACGTGCGGAAACTCCATAAAATCGACGTCCCATTTTTGGGACTTTCCCGGAACCCCGGTTGTTTCACAATCAAAGAAACAAATGTCTTTTAATTCAAATTTTTGCATAACCTTAAATCATCAAATCGTTAATTATTACTTTCGCTCTCATTGCGGTATTTATCCCGCTTTTTCTCAACTTCTAAAACGTCCCGGTTTTCGTCTATATACTTTTGGACGTCCCGGTTACAAAACGGTTTTCCGTCCAACCAAAGCAAATGCCAATACGGTACGTTTTCCATTGTTTGACCCTTAAATTTGCCTTGTGGCATCGGGGATTTATCGTTTAATTCATTCATTTTTATACCTCCAAATATAATTATATGCGGTTTTTACTAAACCATTACAGCAATTAGAAATATTACTTCTATGATAATTAAGTTTCCGTTGTATTTCCATCGTAGTAACCCATTCTTTGATAAAATTACCCTCTAAATCATATTGCAAAACGGCTTTACCGCCTTTATTTATCTTTTTGCCCTTATATGTGTTGGGGGCATTATAATTATTAGAATTTTCTTTAGCCGTAACCCAACGTAAATTAGTCACATGGTTATTGCCTCGGTCGCCGTCGATATGGTCGATACATGGTTTGTTTTCCGGGTTCGGAATGAAAGCCGCCGCAACTAATCTATGAATTACCGCATTGTACTTTATTCCGTTTTTAGACAACGAAACAAAATAATATCTTTTCCTTAATGATGGTTTTAATATTTTTTCATTTCTTTTTCTATTCATATTACCGCAAATCTCATTTCTGAAAACAGATTTTACACGCCCGTAATTGCTAATTTGATACAACCCAACGTATCCGGGTACATCTTTCCAAATTTCCATATTACACTATTTTTATATTACATTTCGTTTGGGTCTGCAATATAAATATAATATTCTTCACTGCCTAATTGTTTTAGAAATTCTATATGTTCGATTAGCTCGGAATTACTTAAATCAACTATTTTTCGCAATTCGTGGGTATATTCCCCCGTATCGTAATCGACCGTTTCGGCGTGCATAATCGGCGACCATTCCCGCAAACGACGTTCGGTTTGCTCCTCGGTCAACCTTTCGCCCGCATCCCAAATAGCGTGTTTAAACGTGGGTACAACGTAATTGAAATAATAACCTTTGATGGCGGCGGACGAACCGGGGGACGCAACGACGAACCGGGCAATTACCCGGCTACCTTTATGCAGGGCAAAAAATGCGTTTAATTCGCCCATATACATTGCCAACCCGCCGTTTTGGTTAATCGTTCCCGTCGCTGTTATCTCTCGCCTTTTCATCGTCCAATAACTTTTGCATGGTTTCGTTAAACGCTATCATACCCAAATCCCGGATAAATTGGCGGTCGGCTGTGGAATATCCCGTTGCGACCTTATCCAACACCTGTGCAAACAATACGACAAAATCGCCCGGAACCAATTTGCCGTCGGCGTGTAATTTGTCGATTGGGTGCGATTTGAGTTTTTCGCCACGTTTCCCGGCTTTTTTGCGGGCGGTTTCCCGGTCGTTCCAAAGGCTCGTAATCTGCTTTGCCACGTTGTTGTAAAATAGGGGCAATAACATTACGTCCTCAATACTCATATCGGCAACCCGCTTTTCGGGCGTTTCCTCCGGGACGGGTTCCGGTGCGATTGCCTCCGGCTCCGGTTCGCCCTCGGCACGGGGCAAATGCTTTGCGACGTCTGCCATAACCGTTGCCGCTTCGTTGGACGCCTCGGCAAATCCTTTTACGGCTTTCGTTACCTTTTTGATTGTGTCGGCGGTTCCGCCATTCACGCCATACCCGAACAACGCAAAATCGCCCTTTGCGGGGTCGTCCGGGAATATCCCGGCGAAACGGTCGGTTATCTCTATTGCGGTTGTCAAATCCGGCGTCCGGCGTTTTACCAACCCCAACCGCAATGCCTGTTTGTGTACGTGGGTATCCAATGGGATAATCAAATTGCGGGGGTCGCATACGTCCCACAATCCAAAGTCAACCGGGGAACCCTTGCGACACATCCAACGCAAAAACAGACACAACCGTTTACAAGCCGATTGCGTTTCAAAATCCGGGATACCATTCACGGAACCGAACAAAGATTGCAGCGTTGCTAATGCGGTTTCCCCGTTCGTTTCGTGCGCTTTCTTTATTACCGCCTCCATGTTTTCCGCCGACGTGTAAACATCATACAGACGGGCGCAAAGGTCGTGAAAATCGCCAAACGTAAACGTCCGGTACAAACAATCGGTACTCCCTTGGTATTGCTCCCATTCGGGGCGGTTCCCCCGCTCAACCGTATTGCCGACAATGTAATGATACGGTTCGCCCTTGAAAATTTTCCGGTCGATAAAATCCGCCTTTTTGATTATCTGTTTACGATTTCCCCACGCAATCCACGCCGTAACAAAGGCGGATATTTCGATATTTACCCGGCTATCGTAACGGTGCGGGATTTGTACGGGGTCGGCGTTGATAAAATCGGCGGTTTCGTATTGTTCCGCCCAACGTTTCAAATTTTCGTTCAATGTAAAAGCCATTGTTATTGGGTATTAAGGGGGCATTGCGCCCCCGGTTATTATTCGTTTTCCTCGTATTCCTCAATTTGCAAATCGTCTTGTCCTCGCTTAACCTCCTCAATAAAGCCCTGAAAGCCGTTTTTGCGGGCAATGTCGATAATGGTTTGCAATCTCTTTTCGCCCAAACTTTCGCCCCTTGCAATGCGGAATACCTTAACGGTCGGATTGCTTGCGAGTATCAATTTGGCGGCAACCTCCATTATCTGACTGTCTGAAACTTTCCCGGCGACGAAAGGCACGCCGTTTAATTCCAACCCGTCGTCCGTGAATGTCAATCCCTCAATCGGCAATTTGGACGTCGCAATAAGTTGTTCCCGTTCCTTTGCCAATTCGCCCAATTTGTCGTCGTATGTCCGGGCGACCTTTTCGGCGGCGTCCCGTTGCTTTTTCTTGATCGTGTAATCGACAACCAACGCATTGATACGGTTGTGTTCCTCGGCTTTTTTCAGTTGTTCCGCCGTATCCAAATTTTCCGGGTTGTTCTTTTCGTATTCCTCCAACCATTTGTCGGCATTGGCTTTGCGCTTTTCGTAATCGGCTTTGTCGGTTTCGATTTGCGCCAACGTGTCCTTTAACTCCTTTTTTATCGCTTTGGTTGACGTATCCGCCTCCTTTTCTGCATCCGCCAAACGTTGTTGCGCCTCGGCGATAATGCGGGCAACCTCCTTTTTCTCACACTCCAAATCCCCCCTAATTTTGGCGGCGGATTGGGCATAGTCGGCGTTGGCTTTTTTGATACGCTCCGGGATTTGCTCCAACTGCGTTGTACGTTCTTGGCGGGCTTGGCGAACGGTTTTTGCCTTTTCAATCAACCGGGCGTTTTCGTTTTGTTCCTCCATTAACGCCGTTATGTCCTTTTTCTCGGCATACTCTTTGACGTCGCCGGGGCGCAACTGCTTTTCGGCGGCGGCGCAAATGGTCGTGTACGTCTTAACCTCGGCGTTGGCGTCCTTTCGCTTTTCCTTAACGGTCGTAACCTCGGCGTCGATTGCGTCGATACGGTTACGCACCTTTTCGGGCAACAAAGCCTTTACGACCTCAATTTGTTTACGGCGACCCTCGGCGGTTTCCGACCAACGGGAAAACTCCACGGCGTCAAAATCCGTATAACCGAATATGCGTTGCAACATGGTTACGTTGTCCGACCGCATCCCGGTTGTTTTCTGTTTGATTGATAACGTGCCACGGGGGTTGGCTTTGGTAAATCGCAATTCAACCTCGTATTCCTCGCCGTCTTCGCCGACGCCGACAACCATTTTGGCAAACCCTTTGTCCTCGCCATTGCGCAACACGGCATCCCGGTTCCCAGTCAACATTGCGCCGATTGCTTTTAAAAGGGTCGATTTTCCCAACTCATTGTCCCCGGTAATGAAATATACATTACCCTCAAAATCTGCGTTGAACTCCTTAATTACTTGGAAATTCGACAACTCTATTTTTTTTATAATCATCGCTCTAAATGTTTATGCCGGGGGATTGCGCCCCCGGCTTGGTTATTACTGATTTTTACAAACTCTTTTAAGGGTTTCCAAATCGCAACGTTTCGGTTCGTCTGCGTTTTTCGTTGCGTCGATTAACGGCATATTAGTTGTTGTCGCCGTCCAACTTTTACCCGTAACGGGCGACGTGTAGGTTACTTTATAATGTCCGTAACCGCTTGGCATAAACTGAAAATCCGAAATTGATACTTTTGTTTTCATCGCTCTAATTGTTTTTTTGTTCCGGGAAAACGCCCGGTCGTTGTTATTTCATGCCACAAATATACGGTAATTCTTTTAATCTCCAAAAGTTTTTTCTTTTATTTTTTAATTTTCCGCAAAAGTCGCCCCAATACAACACATTTACCCACGCCGTCGAACTCAACCAACATATTACCGTTGCGTCCTCGTATGCACTTTCCATTAGGACGACGAACCGCCCGGCACGGCATACGTCGCAATTCCGGGCGGGTCAATCGGTCGCCTAAATAAATGTATTCATTTACCATAATTTCAATTGTGTATCGGTCAATACGGCAACCACGGCGTCAACCTTTTGTTCCCAACCGTTCCGGGTTGCGACCTTTTCCGGGGTTGCGTTCCGTTCGCACCTCCGTTGGTTGTGGCGCATCTGTTTTACCATTTCCACAAATTCCGGTAATGTTATTTCCGCCAAATTTTCGATTTGCGGGGTTGTTTTATCGTCTGCCATATCTTTACCCATTTGATAAGAGAAAACGCCCCTACGGGCTTAAAATAGTTTTCCGTGCATGGTTGCGGGTAAATTTTCCAATACCCATTTCGGTTGGGTCTGCAAAACGTACCGTCCAAAGTGCATAATCATAAGAGCGTCGGCATTCCATAACGTTGCCTTAATGTCCGGGTAATATGCGGCGGCGGCTCGTTGGTATCTCTTTTTTCGTTGGGGCTTTTCCTCTCCCTTAACTCGCAATTTTAATGCGTTTTGCCATTTTTGCGGGTGTACCAACACGAACGGAACGCCGCACATTTCAATAATGGTTTTCAATCGCTCAAACTCGGATAACAGTTTTTGCACCCGAAACGCTTTACCGGGATTGTCGTTTACATCGTCCGGGCGCAATTGCACCTTTTCCACGAAAACAAGGGGACGGCAAATACTTTGCATATACTCCAACCACGGTTTCAAATCTTTAAGGTCGCCCGGCATTTTGATAACCTCCGTTTTATGGTTAGGGCGATAAATGGCAATTCCCCCGGTTTTTCCGGGGTCAATGCCAATAATACAATCAATCGTTATTGTGTTCATTCCAATAATTCAAATAATTATCAACTTGCAATTCGTCCGCAATCATGCGGTCAAATGCTTTTTTAATCTCTTTATGGCGGGCAACCTCAAACGCTGTATAATCAATTTCGGGGCTTTCTGTCTGTTTACGGCGGACGCTTTCCACTTCAAACCGATTATACCACCCGGCGGCGGCTCGTTGCAAATAACGGGATAAGGCGGTTTTGCGGTCGTCCTCGGTTTGCTTGACTTCATCCGACAACCCAACGGCATACAACCAATTGTAAACGAACATATCGCCCAACATTCCGGCGTCATATTTACCCCGGTATTTATATTCCAAAAAAGCGTTCCGGCAACGTTCGACGGTATCGTTATGGTATTCCCGTTTTTTCTCCGGGGATATTTCCCGTTTGGGTTCCGGCAACGCAGTATATGCTTTGGAAATTGCGCCGTTCTGTTTGCGCTTGTAAGCGTTCAGAATCTTTGCGAAATACTCGGCGTTGAATTGTTGGTAATGGTTTTTATCCGGGTTCCCGTTGCTATCTCTCGGCAAAAACTCGTTTAACTCCCCGGTTGTTGCCAACTCAAAAGCCAATTTAATATCCGCCAATGTCATTTGCGAATAGTATTTTTTGAGTATATCCAACAACCGGGTACACATATACGCCCAATCGTTTTGCTCCGTGGGTATCCTAAACCCAACGTCCATTGCAATAAACCGGAACATTTGCGCCGTTTTTTCGACCAACGCCCCGTCGTCCATTTCGCAAATTTGCGTTTTAGTGGACGCCGCAAAAATGTACTTTTCAACCTGGGTTAACGCTTTGGCAACCTCAGGCAACTCGACCATTTGGCGACGTATTGCAATCGCTTTGGTTCCGGGCGGCGGGTTGTATATCGCAACCGCAACCGTCGCTTGCTGTATTTTTTCCGGTAAATTTCCCATTAATCGTAATCCTTTAAAAACTCCATTGCGCCGCTAACATTCAATTTGTTTTGCGGGGCTTGGTGTTCGGGTTTCAAATGTAATTTTTTCTTTTCAACGTCCCCCCGTATGAAATTGCGAACCGTAGCAACCCAACCGTTGAACGTTCGTTTTACTCCAATCTTTGTGTCCGACCAATCGGCGACGGAATGAAAGTAATAAACCAAATCCACGGGCGCAAATTCCGGCGTCGCAAACAGTTTTTCAAACTCGGAATAATCGTTGCCCTTTACCAACTTGAAAACCCCGGAATTGCGGAATATGGTTGTTTTCTTTTTATCGTTCTGAACCTCCAATTGTTCGTCAGGGAACAAATCCTCGACAACATCGTTGGCGGGATTATCTCTATTATCATTATTAGTATTATCTATATTATTACTATTATACCCTAAACTTTCGTTTAGGGGTTCCTCTAAACTTTTGTTTAGGGGGGGTATAAACTTTTGTTTAGGGGTATAAACTCCGGTTGATATTGTTGTTGCTTTATCTGTAAATGTTAATAGTTCGTAATTTTCCCCAAAACAATAAAGCGTTTTATTATATAATTCGCAATTGGGATGTTTTTGCAGAATTTCCGCCCTAATTAAATTGTCAATCCGTTTTATAAGTCCTTGATTTGTTTTGATATTCAATAACGGCATTGCATCCAATATTAACTTATGGGAAATCCAAAAATATATACCCTCCGGGGTGTGCATCTTAACGCAATTTGTACAATTCGCAAAATCTTTAATAAAATCGAATATTGCCAAATCTATTAAATCCAAATCTAATCCGCTATTAACGGCGGCGTATTGGTTTATTAAAATCGTATATTTCATAAGGCTACAATTTTATAAATATCCGGTTCGCCAACTGATTGAACTGATTTTATTAATAGCCCCTTTTGGCATAACCATTTAAGGCAATCAATTACAGTACTTTTATTTATACCTAAATATTTAGATATATACAAAATTCCTTTTGAATATTCCCCGAAACTCACGCAATACCCGTGTATCATTGCGTAAATCATTAACTTATTACCTTTCAAAGATAAGCCGTTAATCTATTCTTTTTTTACAATAAAATCCATAACTATAAATAGAAAGCCCGCAATCCGGGCTACCACACACCGGAAAACGGGCTTTTCGCTAAATAAATTAGCAATATCTTTCAAACGGTGGTAGTCGTTTGTATTTTCATTGCAAATATAACAATAATTACTCATTTTCCAACTGTTTAACGGGTTTCCATGCCTGTTTTACTTTCAATACGTTGTCCGCACTCTCATTAGGAACCAACGACACAACGGGGAACCGGGAATTGTCGCCCGGCTTTTGGGTCGTCGCAAACTGTACGTTCAAATCAAATATAATTCCCTTACAAAATCCACGTTCCGCCAACATTCCGTCGAACGTATCCCGGATATTGGGGATTGTTGACGCTGTACCCTTTGTTTCGTAAGTCCATACCCCGGCGACACCACGAACCAACGGGCAAATAAAATTCAACGTCAACGTAACGTCCCAACCGTCGCCGCCCTTTTGGGCTTTCCGATTTGGGTATTTCTTTGTTACGCCCGCCATTAAAGTGGGATAAACTGTAACCGTTAACGTTTCGTACTTTTTGCCGTCCCAAACGTCAAACGTTTCCCCGTCGCCCCGTGCGATCAATCGTCCGGCATCATTACGATATTCGTACTGTTCGCAACATACTTTTGCAGGATCATCGTCCGGGAAAACTATTTGTATGGTTTGCGGCTTTTCTCCGTATGCCTGTGTAAATAACCCGGCATACTTCCCCGTTGGTATGAAATAATCTACGCTTTGAGGATACCCGTTTGCGCCTTTCATACCTATTTTTATCTTTCCCACACGGGGCAATATTAACCTGGGCTTTTGTGCTTCAGGTCGTGTAATTCGTCCTTTCATCGCTCTATCTGTTTTATTTAACTTCAAATATATGCCATACAAACACCCCTTTGAAAATGGTTTTTATATAAGTCAATTTGTCTCCATACTTTCCGGCATCGTGTCCGGTTCCTATTGTAACAAATGTCCGTTTTTCCATTGGTTTATACTCATCTACCAAAGCCCAAACAAATGTTTCGCCACCTTTAGATTCTACCGTAAGAACTTCTGCCCCTTGCGGCATACTGATTGTTTCGCAAAGATTTGATAACGGATATTTATGTATTGTTTTCATGGCTATACTTTAAATTTCTGGGTCGTCGTTCAACAACTTTTGTTTTTTCTTGCTTTTGCCCCTTTGGGGTTCGTTTACGGGCTTTGCATCCTTTTTGGTAGTATCCCCCCGCTTGACTGCACTTTTGCCCGTGGTGGGCTTGTTTGCCGCCTTTGCGGTCGTTCTTTTAACAATCTTTGTTTTCGGCTTTTCGGGTTCCGGTTCCGGGGCGGCTTTCACGTCCTCGGCGGTTACGGCTGTTTGTTCGTCCGGCGTCTTATCTTTTGGGGCTTTGGTTTTTACCAATTCCGCCAACGTCAACGAAATAACGTTTTGCGTCAAATCCGGGGCGTCGTCCAATACGATTACACCGGATACGGCGGTAAATATGTTATCTTTCTTTTCGTCCTCAATCGCCGCAATATCCAACAATGCCGGGATTTTCTTTGCGTTGGGGCTGTCTGTTTGGTCTTTTAGATTGTAGGACGGTTTTTTGCGCCAATCTTTCGGGGAAAAATTGAAAACCTTTGTAATCGGGAATTGCTCAAAATTAACGTTCCACATATCCCGGTAAAGGTGCAATTGTATTTCCGCCTCCTCGTAAAATCCTTTGCGCCCGCTCTTAAAATCGACAATTGCGTTTATCCGGTCGGTTCCGCCGATTTTAGCCAACATGGTACACGGGCAATCTATCATTCCGGCATACTTGTAATACGGGTGTACTAACGCAATTTCGACCGCTAACGGTCTAACGTCGTAATCCAAAACGAATTGCGCAAACGCCAATACGTCCTTTTTCAAATCGTCAGCGTAATAAATAAAGTCGTCCGGCAATCTGTTAACATCAATGTATTCTTTCAATTTGGATTTCAACCCGTCCAAATCATACGCCCGGTTAATCAATAATTCCTCAAATGCGGCGTGCATGAACGTTCCATACGCCGCCCGTTCGCCTTTATAACGTTCGCTTTCCTCAATCCCTTTGTCGGCAATCCATTTGATAAGGAACGGCGATTTGGGTAACGTCTGCGATAAAATGGTTGTAACAGACGGGAAAAACTCCGGGTTTCCGTTTTCGTCGTAACGATAATAATAACGGTGCCCCTTGCTGTTTAACTGCCAAATCTTATACGGCGGTTCAATCAACGCATCGACGTTGAAAAACATTGCCGTCATTTCCTCAACCGTCATGCCCGGCACGATTTCAAACGCCCCGGTTTGTTGCTCCAATTCCATTGCCTCAAACGGGGGGATTATTTGTTGTTGTTCCTCGGATATTTCCGGGAATTTGTCGGCGGGAATATTTCCCGTTGTTCCGACTGTCTTTTTTACCGGGTCGCCCGGTGCATCGCTCTTTGTTCTCATTATTTCACTTTGTTATATTCGGATAATCCACATAAAAACATAATTGCGCACATCCCGGCAATGAATAATTGCCACGGGTTCCAAAATGCGCCAATCAAAGCGGCAACGCCCATGTTCCAAACGTTGCCATAAGTCCAACGGCTTGTCCCTTTTCCGAAAACATTTTGTCGGCGACGGCTTCAAATGCCAAAACAAATTTACTTTTCATCGTTTCCGCCCTCCATGCCAAACAGATAATCCGCCGTACAATCCAACATTTCGCAAAGGATAACGACCCATTCGGGTACAATCCGTTTCGTTGTCCCGTTACACAAATTAGTCATATTAACCTGTTGCGCGCTTTCGGTTACGCCCGGAAATAAGCGGGCGGCAATGTCTTTTTTCAAAACCTTTTTCCCGTTCGCCTCTGAACGGGCGATTGCTTCGTTTACTTTCAATTTCATTGTTCTATTTTTAAAGTTTAATAACTCGGTTCGTTGCTCTCTGTGTGTCCGCAATGCGTACACGTTTTTTCCTCCCATAACGGGGTATATTCCGGCGGGGTCAAATATCCGTCGCCTCCGGTCTGCTTATATTCGCCGTCGGTAACTTCCATTTCGCCGCCGCATTCCGGGCAATCCCCGGAACCAATCAAAATGCACTCCAATAAAGCGTCCAAATATTCGGAACGAACAACGGCAATACCAATTGACCGAATAACCCCGGCGAACTCTGAAACGGTAACATCCCGTTCGTAACATTCCGACACGGGCAAACCCCAATTGTCGGGTATGTCCTCAATGATTTTGCGGTTGATTAACTCCGTAACGATTGTTTCGGATACTTGGTTGGCTGTTTTCCCGGAAAGGGTCGCCAATGTCTTTAAATTTTCGCTCTCTTTTATTCTCATGCCTTTGCCGGGTATTCCCCCCGGTGGGTTTTGTTTCTGCAAAAATACAAATAGTTTTTTTAATTACCAAAAATAAAACCTTTGTTTTGATAAATAGTTTGCCGGGGGCTATTGGATAACCGATATTTTGCGTTACTTTTGTCGTACCGCATTAAACCATTACATCGCTCTCGGTTACTGCGTACCGAACCCCCGGCGTATCTGTTACGTCCGGGGGTTCCTCTTTTATCGGCGTATCTGTTTTAATAGTTTCCCAATACCCCGTCCGTCCTGTATGGTTTTTCCGGTATGCCAACCGGAATACGGGAACAAAGTAACCGTTGACCCTTTGAACGTAAATTTTAAAGTCGTTACGTTTTCCTCGGTTATCTCATAACCCAACGCCGTTATTTGGTTCCGGGCGTACTCCATGCGCTTTGGTTCCAATTCCTTTTGTCTGTCAATATCTAATCTCATTTTATCCCTCGGTTACAATTCGACAATATCGGTAATACCTATCAAATAGACTTTCAACCCGGCACGTCAACCCAATATCGTTGCCGTCCAACAAAAGGTTCAACACATCGCCGGGATTGTGGCGGGTGTAAAGTAGGAATAACCCGCCGTTCGCTTTTTGGATTATATCGTACAACGCTTGCGTCATACGGTAACGTT